CAGCCGGAGGACATCTACACCGGCATTAACGACGACACGATGGACGCGGAATACGCGCAGGCACTGGCTTTCGAGATCCACGAAACGGGCGCCATCCTGATCTGCGTAGAGAAGCGCGAGAAGGTGCTGCCCTCCAGCGCCATCAACGACAAGCTGATGGATCGTGCGAAGGAGATGGCCGAGCGGGAAGAGCGGGAGCTGAACCGCAAAGACTATGCGATCCTGAAAGACGAGGTCACGGCCGCGCTGCTGAAAACTGCCCCGGTGCGTCGCAGCCGCATTTACGTGATGCTCAACCAGATGGACATGATTGTCTTCACCTCCAGCCAGAAGGCAGCAGAAGAGACCAACGCGCTGATCCGCCAGGCGCTGTCCAGTCTGCCAACGGTACCGGCTTACACCAACGAGGTGGCCCTGCAGGAGTTCTTTAAAAAGGTCATGAAGCGAGACAAAGAGGTCTGCTCCACCTTCACGCCGGGCACCACCGTCAAGCTGCGCAACGATGAGGGCGAGGTGGTCACCGTCAAGGATGGTGACATCAACGACGAGCGCTTCACCGGTATGCTCAAACAGGGCTTCCGCCCGACTGAGATCGAGCTGCAGATGCGTTGCACGCTGCCCGGCATGGAGCACATCTGGGTCAAGATGAACCACAAGGGTGACATCAAATCTTTCTCCACCAGCGCCGAGGCTGATGGCGATGAGTTCGACACGCAGTATGAGCGCGGCGAGGCAGGCTTCCAGTCCCGCATGGCTGAGCTGTGGGTGCTGCGCAAAGCGATCTGCGCGTTTAACGACGAGATGGCACAAACGGGCGTGATGGTGAAACGCGACCAGGTGGCGGAGATGGAAGACGGCGACGAGATTGCTGTCGAGAAGGACGCCAAGCAGAAGGCTAAAGCCAAGCCCGCTGAGCCGGAAGAAGAGCAGGAGACCGAAGATGATGACGCATGGGAAGATGACGCCACGTATGACGACGACGATATCTGATATCTCCGCTGCCGATCGGGAGAAGCATGAGAAACTGCTGGCCGGCCTTGACGTCGGCAAGTCTTTCTTTCTGCCTGATGTGCTCCCGAAGCACTGCAGCTACATCCGTAAGCTCGGCTATAAGCTCAGCGTTAAACTGTCCATCCGTTATGTTGAGCGGGACGAGATTTACGGCGTTATGGGCACCCGGATCAAGCGAGTAGGCTGATGGCTAAATACGTTCCCGAAACGGAATACTGGCAGGTAAAGGCGACGGGCGAAATTATGGAGTGCCCGCGTATGGAGCAGCGCAGCATGGAGTGGTTGAAGGCATACCGCCAGGTGCGGCTGCTGCACCACCCCGAGGGCGAAGCGCTGATGGTGGAGGATGTCGGCGTTAACCTGTCGTACCTCGATGACCCGTATGTGTGTGAGATCGACCTCGCAACGTATAAATACTGGAAAATGATTTACGACAACCCGGATATATGATTTACTGCCTGCAGCTCACAATCCTTCGCTGTGGCTGCTCGCTGGAAGACCAGACAAGCCCGGACTAACCCTCCGGGCTTTTCTTTGCCCAGAATAGCCTTGACATACTTCGCGTGTGTAATTAATATTCTCATGTCACCACAGCAAAGCGAGTAGCGTCATGTCATTGAAGAAACCCATTCCGCGCATCTTGCGCTTCGACGAGCGAGACCCCGAAAAGGTGTCGCTGTACCCCTTTCCTTACCCCAACGGCGAGCGCTGCATCGTCATTACCAACGGCACCACCGTCGATGTCTACGAGACGTCATCCGGCTTCACCGGCGCGCGCCTGAACGGCTTTGCCCCGCACATTGAGCAGGACATCTGCCGCCTGCACGAAGTGCTGTGCCGCGATGCCAACCCGCGCCTGCGCGACGAAGAGCCCCGGCCAACCCACGCGTACGACGTCATCCTGTTTGACAAGGATAACGGCGGCCGCGGTAACAATACGGCCAACGCACTGGATGAGTGGTCATTCGACCCAGACTGGCCGGTCGCCCCATCGGTTACCTGCGCGCAGATCATCACCTGGATGCCCCAGCAGCGCTTCCTGATGGGTTCCGATGAGCAGGACTTGTGGCAGCGCCGTGCATCGCTTAAACGCGGGCTGGTCGCCATTGGCATGGCCAATCCGTACGCTAATCCGTGTCCTAACCTGCGCTTTATGGTCATCGCCCCGGACAGCTGGGACTGGCCACTGCAGGGCTGCGCAGGACGAGACCGTAAGATGTTCTGGCGGCAGGTAGAGAATTGTTTTGAAGACGGTTACAAGGGCTGCATGGTTCTGGACGTGTGGCAGGCATGGTCGGTGCGCGGCGACGCGTTCCAGTTAATCACAGAAGAGGACGTTATTTGATGAGCATCAAACTGAAAGAAGGCATGGCCGTTGAGCACGTATCGGTGCCGGGCGAAAAGATCGTAAAAATGCTGCACGGCAAAGATGTGGTTGCGATGGACGAAGACGGCAACCTGGACATTTACCGTGCTGCTGACCTCTACCCTATCCCAGGCGACGACTACCGCGAGCTGGGCGAAATTATCCACCACGCTGTCGAAAGCATCCGCGAGCAGGTAAGTGAGAATTTCGGCCGTCATGATGCGCGCCTTTCCCTGACACGCCACCTGTATGACGAAGGTCTGCGCGTTGTCCGTCCCGACGCCTCCCGTCAGGACATCCGCCTCACCATCAAACCGGAAGAGGTAAGTGCGGTGCTAGCGGAGCAGATCAAACTGGCGCTGGCTGAATACCGTACCGAAGTCGAGCACTTTACTCCCGAAGGGACGGAAACGCTTGTGCCACTGCCGACGGCCGAAGAGCTGGCGCGCATGGCGTGTGAAGTGGCAGAAACGCTGTGGATGACCTTCGGCCACCCGCCGATCAATCTGCGCGATGATCTGCGACACGACCTGGGTTTGTGGATAAACACTGAGTCAGGCAATGCCGGACTGCGCCGCCGTCAGGTCTGGCAGATCGCGATCAATCTTGTCAGCAACTGCCATCCTCGCATCGCAGGGATGGAGAGCACCATTGATGGCTACTACCGAAACTTTCTGCTGGTCACGGAACCGGCAACCGAAGAGCCGGAGTGCGCCGAGCAGGAACAAGCGACGTGCGCGGCGCAGCCGGAAGAGGTAGGCCCAGCAGAAACTACTGCCCCTCGCGGCAAGCCCGTTATTCCGCGTAACGCATGATGATTACCTCAACCACCATCGTCGGGGCCGTGAAACAGCCCTGGCAGCCTCAGCCGATAACCCACCCGTTTGAGGTGTGCGTCGACCTTGAGGCCGGAACCGTGACGACGGAGCTGCCGTCCGGTACGAAAATCGCGCTGGACTACAACCAGCTGCGCGCAATGATACTGCGACTGGAGGCCCGCCCGTGAACCGGACACGACTCGCAGACCTTAAACCAGACATGGAGGTCTGGACGCCGACACAGGGGTGGTTTCGTATCATCGGTTTGATCCGCATCCACGACGTGAATGGCGAGAAATTCTATAACTGGGAAGCGACATCGCCGTCCCGCCGCTTATGCGGAAAAGGCGATTTGAAAGTTAAAACGAGAGGCTGATATGTCACTTGATCACAAAGACGTCGTACGCTGCAACGACGAGTACGTCTGCACTGCCTGCGGTAAATCGTGGGACGTCTCTGACCGCGAACCGCCTGAATGCGATGCCGTTCGGCACCAGGGCGCACCGATTAAACTCCATAATCTGAAAGCTCAAAGCCTGGAAAAAATGCCCAGCGGTGGCCATGTCTATGCTTTGACCGGGCCAGTGTTTCTCTCTCGGGAATATCCGGATCCGGTTCGTAACGCAGAAGGTATTGACCGTATGCACGATACGGCAAAGGGAAAGTGCATCACCGTACCGATACACGATACGCCAACCGGCCGACTCGAAAGCAATCGTCAGGCCGAGTTTCTCGCGTATGCCACTGCAGATGTGAAGTCCGTGAGCGGCGTTTCCCCCCGCTTCCCGCGGCCGTTGGGCGATAACCTGCCCCGTGGATGCCTGCGCAGCGAAGACTTCTCGCGCCTCGAAGAGCTGGCGCTGGCGAGCGTAAACAACGGGTGGCCAACGCCGACAAGCCCGCTGAGTGCATGGCTGGTGCATGACCTCGAAGATCCGAAGACGTCGCTGCTGGTCTTTGCGATGAACGGGCCATCGGCGGTTAAGTATATTGCGGCCATCACCAAAAAGCCCGGCACCCTGGAGGCCCGGCGCTGCCGATCCCTCGATGAAGAAGCCTTCGGCGCTTCACCCTACTGCGATGCAAACCCGTCCAACCGCAACAAAGCGGAGAAGGCCGCCCGCACGCGTGTCATTAGCCTGCTTGAATGGCTGCAGGGAGTATGAACTATTACAACGAGTATGACCCGGTCGCGGCTGAGAGGCTGCGGCTGCTCATTGATGCCGGTCTCATACCGCAAGGCATCGTAGACACGCGGAGTATTGTAGATGTCAAACCAGAAGACCTCCGAGGCTTCACGCAGTGCCACTTCTTCGCCGGCATCGCAGGATGGTCTCTCGCCCTGCAGCTCGCAGGACTACCCGACGACTTCCCGTGCTGGACGGGTAGTCCTCCGTGCCAGCCTTTCAGCGTGGCTGGATCAGGAGGCGGGAAAAACGATCCACGTCACCTGGCTCCGGCCTTTCTCGATCTCGTCGCAGAGTGTCGTCCTGCAATGCTATTTGGCGAGCAGGTTGCGGCCGCTGTCAAAAAAGACAACTGGCTTGATGCTCTACTCATCGAGCTGGAAGAGGAAGGCTACACCTGCGGGGCGCATGTATTACCAGCTGGCGGTATCGGCGCTCCGCACAAACGCGACCGAGTATTTTTCGGCGCAACGACCCTGGGCGACGGCGAGTTACTCAGACGGGCGGCGGGGTGGGTCAGGGATTACCGAGGGCATGACTGGGGTCTCGCTTGCTCAGCAGGCCAAGATGGCCAACTGGTCGACGCCACGTCTGGGTGGGGGGAACGAGTCGGTGGAGAACTGGCTCAGCAGGAAGCAAGCGGAGTACGAGAAGTACCCTGGCAAGGGGATCGGGTCTCCGGATGTGAGCCTGCAGGCGCAGCTGGCCAGCTGGCATACGGCGATAGCGAACGACGCGAAGGGGAGCAACTACAGCACGTCGAACGGTCAGGTGATCCTCAAGCTGGGCGGGGAAGCGAAACTGGCGAACTGGCCCACCAGCAGCGCGACGGATGGGAAGGGAGGCTATCAGGGCGGGCGTATACGCAACGGGAAACTGTCAGTGGATCGCCTGGACGTCGCCGCACAGTTGGTTACGCCGGACTTCCCGATCCGCATCACAGCGGATGGGCGCGTGCTGACTGGCTCTTCTGCCGGGATGTCTGTTTCAGGCCCGTTGAACCCGGAACATTCCCGCTGGCTAATGGGGTACGGGGCCGCGTGGGGCTACTCAAAGGATATGGTAACGCCATCGTACCGCAAGCAGCTGCCGGGTTTATTAGTGGATTTATCCTCGCAGCTGATGAGGTTAGCCGAGGCGATATTTAGAAACCGTTTAGCGAGAGGTGAAAAATGAGCAAGACATTTGATGAAATTATCGAAGCGCAGAAAGGTAAGACGCTGACTTTTACCACCGAGCAGATGCTCGACTTTTTCAGCTGGGCGTTCCACGCAGGGCACGAAACCAGTCGCCATACCCCGAACATCGCAGGCACCATCAAACGTTTCTTCATCCATACCGAAGAGTTTGAGTGTCTTTCGGGGAACATCGACCGTGGGCAGCAGCTTTTCCTACACCTGGTTGAGCAGGCGAAAGAACGGGCTGAAACCGCAATGCGGAAATTCCCCCAGCCTAACTACGTTCTGACCAAATTCGGCGAAGAGTCCGGCGAGGTGACAAAGGAATGCGTTCACTACCTCGAAGGCCGCGGCGACTGGGCGCAGGTAGAATCGGAGATGGTTGACGTGCTTGCCATGATGATCCGCCTGCTCCGCGAAGGTGACCAGGTACATGGCTTCATCCCTCCGTACCTGAAAGGTGATGCTGATGATCGAGACTGAGTTTTATGTTATCCCCGCGAAAGAGGCCATCGCCCGCGGATGGGATCGCGCTGACAAATTCCAGTGGCCGGGAAAAGTGGTTCATGAGCTGAAAACTAACGACGAAATTTCCGTTTACCAGTTTCTGCTCTTCGATAAGCATAACCGGCTCTACGTGCTTAAAACATGGCGTGTTGAAATGCTGGAGGTTGTAAAGTGAGTAACCAGTATGTTGAAGAACTGCGTCGGGTTATGGATCAGGACGCGCATATCCCCAGCGAGATAGGTGACCAGTGGTGTACGCCAGACTGGCTGTATCTCGCGCTCAACGAGCTGTACGGGCCGTTTGTGATCGACCTGTTTACCGACGGCCGCAACTCGAAGTGCCGGCACTACTACACCGCCGACGACAACGCGCTGCTGCAGGACTGGAGCGAAGGTCTGCGCCGGGGAGCTGCGCTGCACAACGTAACGGTAGAAGACGCGAAAGGCTTCGCCAATCCTCCGTACAGTATCAAGCGCGCGTCTCGCGGCCGCAAAGCGCCTCACGTCACCGGAATGCAACACATCATGCAAAAGGCGTACGAAGAGCACAAACGCGGCGCGGCTACCTGCTGGCTCACCAAGTCGGCGACGTCGGAAGGGTGGTGGCCTGACGAGCTGTGCAGCCAGATTATCCACATCAAAGGGCGTATCGGCTTCGAGGTGCCGCACTGGTATAAGCCCGACCCAATGGCGTCTGCCGCCACGACCGCCGGCTTTGGCGCTTCGGTCATCCTGTTTGACGGGATGAGCACCGAGCGCCGGCCAGAAGTCTACCTGCGCCGGGAAGAGCTGATGGAGATCGGTATGCCGCTGGCGAAGATTACCACCGCCGAGCGTGACCGCTGGGTCAGGCAGTGGGACGAGCTTTAACGCATATTTGAGTTAAGCAGACTATTCTGAGTAGGACGGCTCGCCCCGTTTGGTATGTTGTATGCGGTGAGAGCGAGCTGCAATGGAGGCCGATATGGCTGTGTACAACAATAAACGCGTGAATGTAGGTGTAACGGTAGCGCTGTTACTGATCTGCGCGTACTACATGTGGACGGCGGCGGCGTCGTCTGTTTGTACTGCGACGGGGATCGTTGAGCAGACCCGTACTACCTGGGCACCGGTGACTGGATGTGTTGTCGCTCCGCACCCGATGCCGTGGAGCAAGTAGAAAATCATTGACACATCTCCCGTGTGTAATCTATATTCCCCTTGAAGGTTAATCCAACGAGGGGAGTTTTCATGTTCACAGAAAGAGAGGTCAGGCGGCAGCAATACGTCGAACGGCTTCGCCGCCGGCACATGCTTTTCGCGCAGGCTTTTATCGAGATTAAGCGCGCGTTGTCGCTGATGCGCCAGCAGGGCAAATCATTCATATCGGTACCATTCAGCCCCATCCATTACCACATGGATGTCTTGCCCGGGGTCAACTCCCACCTCATCCCGGCGAAGTATGTCGGTTGGCGGCGATTGCGGGCGATCGATGTCTTCCCGGATGACGCCACTCCGGGTCACGTCACGATCTCCTACAACGCTGATTACGCAGCCCGCATGGGCAAATAACAGGAGCGAATGAATGAGCCTTACTATTGAGCAGCGCGTGGAACGACTCGAAGCAGTGGCGCGCCGCACACCTGGATGGGCGCAGTACCATTTCATTGAGTGGCAGAAGAAACGCGTGGAGGAATTGCGTGCGACCGGACTTTCCCATCGGCGTGCTAAAAACCAGGCATGGCACGAAGCGCAGAAAATGGACTTTTCGCAAAGCATGTAGAAAACGTTTGACACACGACAAGTGTATAATCATAATGCTCCTGTAGCCCACAACTGCAGGAGCATTTTTCGTTATGACCAACTCACCTTTTAACCCCGAAAAACTGGCCGCGTATCTTATCCCCTCGATCGACCAGTCGCGGCAGCAAGCCATCCAAAACGTCATCGATAGCATCAAAAGTCAGATGAACGAACACGTTGAGCGTGTGCTGAAAAAGCTGGTTGAAGCCGGACAAACCCCCGACGATTTCGTCGTCTGCTATCTTCGCGGCCAAGGGGTTGACATCCGGCACATCGCGTCAGGCGTCGTTATCGCTACGGCGCGGTACACGTTTAACCACGATGAAGTAATGCTGTCCTTCACCTCGATCTACGATGTAGATAAGCCCGGGTCGGTATGAAAACTAACCTCGAAATGCCTGACCTCGTCTATCTCACCATGCCTCGTCCTGCGCCTAAACGCAAAAAGCGCTGGACGCCAAACGAAGAGGTCTACCTGCGGCGCGCGGTGCATCGAGGCGATAGCTTGCCGCGTATATGCGACCTTCTAGGCCGCCCGTACAGCGGGGTACTTAGCAAGCTGTGCCAGATTCGCTATGTGGGATGGAATGATGTGAAGAAGATCCACGAATGGAATACCCGAAAAGTGCCGAGGCAGGATTTTATTGCCCGAACAAGAGATCCTCAGATTTCTTTCCGTCGAGAGGATATCCCCCGGATGTATGAAATTTGCTGTCATATTGCTTTACTGCCAAGACCACGATAAGCTGTTTGTGACATGACGTTCTGCGTAATACAACTACCTGAGACCAACTCTTCGCCCGCAAGGTTTCCATCGCCAAGCGGGCGTTTTTTATTTACGCGCCACCAGCAGGCGGGATAGCAGCAATCTGGCGGGCAATCTCATCATGGATCACTTTCGGCGACCACAGACGCGATTCCGTTACGGTGCCTGCCTGGATCTCAGCTGCAGTGCCCACGGCCGGAAGCGTAACGCTACCACCGCCGCCCGCTGATACGACACCGCCTGCCCACTCACTGCCCACACCAACGCCCACCAGGTAGACACGGTTAGGCGAGCTGTTACCAGCGATAGCGACCACGGTCACTACGTTCATTGCGCCTTCGGCATTGGTCATAGACGCCAGCTGCGCAGCGGAGGAAGCGCTCAGCACTTTGTACTCAGTGAAGGTGTTCTCGTTCTCACCGACCATCTGGGCATACTGCCCATAGATCAACGAGTCGCCCACCATAAACGGCGCGCCGATAGGCTGCTGGCCATCAGCAATGGCCTGAGCGATCTTCGTGTTGAGGGC